GAGGAAGGTCGCGGCGCAGCTCGGCCGCCGAGATCAGCTCGCTGGTCGCCGGGTCGGTCGCGTTGCGCGCGTTCGCCGCGGCCCGGCCGCCGCTGCGGCCCGTGGTCAGCGCCGGCTAGGCCGGCTCGCCCCGTATGACCAGCGCAAACGCGCTGAGACGGCCGTGGACGGCCGAATCGGCCCGCCCCGGGGTGATCCCATTGCGGGATCGAATTACACGAATGTCGGACCCTCGTGTGAGGGTGCAGGGGTGCGGCGAATCCCCCGGGTGGACTGTGGTTACGCATCGTTCCTGCCGCTGTGTGTCCGCTGCGGGTGGCGTGGGCTGCCGCGTGCCACCCGGGATGACGCGGCCCGGGTTGCCGACCGGCACGCGGTCGCCGTCCACGCGGACGTGACCGCCCGTAAAACCGCCGGCCGGCGTGACCAGCGCGCATCGGTGGCGTGACGTTGTTCGGGCTGGGTCGCGCCGTGTCGATGGCGATGACGGTGCCGACGGCCGGCGTGCTCTCGCCGTGGGTGGACCAGTCGTTCCTGGAACGCGTTGTGGTGCCGGATATGTGGCCGGCCGACGTGCCGCGGCCGATGACGCGCGGCGAGGCGATGATGGTGCCGGCGGTGTCCCGGTCCCGGCATCTGATCTGCGCGACCACGGCGCGGCTGCCGCTCCAGGCGGTCCGCGGCGATACTCCGCTGCCGGACCCGGACCAGCCTTACTGGTGTTACGGCACCGATGGTCAGCTCGGCGCGTTGACCGACGACCAGCGTGCCCGGTACGCGTTGCCGGTCGGTCAATCGCCGTTCGTGCGGATGCTCGGCACATGTGACGATCTGCTGTTCACCGGCTGGGCGTTGTGGCTGGTCACCGCGACCTACGCGGACGGCCGGCCCCGGTCGGCGGTGCACGTCGCCGCCGAGGGCTGGGACGTCAACCCTGACGGGGTGCTGGTCGACGCCGACGGGCATCCGTTCACCGCCGGCCCGGACGACGCGGCGGCCCCGGTGATCCTCATCCAAGGCCCCCATGAGGGTGTGCTGACGTTCGGCGCCCGGTCGATCCGCGCCGCCGGGTCGCTGGAGACGACGGCCGCCGACGTCGCCCGGACCCCGTTCCGCATCGGGTTGCATCAGACGACCGATGTGACGCTCGACAAACGCGAGCAGGCCGAGCTGGTCGGCGAGACGAAACGGGCCCTGGCCGATAACCACGGCGTGCTCTTCACGAACGCCGCCGTCGACGTCACCGAGTACCGGCTCGACTCGTCCGAGCTGCTCGTGTCCGGCCGGCAGGCGGCCGCGTTGGACGTCGCCCGCCATATGAACCTGCCCGGCGCCCTGATCGACGCCGAGCCGCAGGGCGGCTCGACGCTGTCCTACTCCAATCCGACCAGCCGCAACCAGCAATGGTTGGACTACGGCCTCCAGTCGTTCCTGGACGCGGTCGCCGCCCGGCTGTCGATGGACGACGTCGTCCCGGCCGGTCAACGCGTCGCGTTCGATACGTCATCGCTGACAAGCACTCTGGCGCCGCCGCTCGGCGCGCCGACCCAAGATTGAGAGGTCTGCCCCATGCCCGCATCCCGCGCGCTGCCCATGATCGTCTGCGACCGGGTCGTCGACCGGCACCGCCGCCTCACCCTGGTCGCCAGTGACGCCGTCGTCGCCGCGGCCGGCGCCGCGCCGACCGACCGGACGTTGCGCGGCCTGGCGCTGCCGTACGCGGCGGACGGCCGCACGTCGGCCGGCCGGGTCCGGGCGTCCGCCGGCCGCGTCCGCTGGGCGTCCGATCTGCGCCGGGTCAAAGTGTTCTCCGGGCACGACCGGTCCCGGCCGGTCGGCTACGTGACCGCGCTGCGGGAGACGACCGACGGGCTGACCGCCGAGATTCACATCGCGCAGACACCGGACGGCGACGCCGCGCTGCTGGAGGCGCGGGAAGGCACCCGCGATGCGCTGTCAGTGGAGCTGGAGGACGCCGAGCTCGACGACGACGGCGAGCTGATCGCCGCCGAGCTCGTGGCGATCGCCCTGGTGCCGCTGCCGGCGTTCTCCGATGCCCGGATCGCCGCCGAGCTCGACGAGCCGGTCCCCGCACCGCCGCCGGCGCCCGCTGCCCCGCCGGCGGCGCCCCCCTCATCGCCGCCGGCGCACGTCCGGGCGCCGGCGGTGCTCACCGCGCAACGCCGCCCCGGCGGCGCGTTGACCGCCGACCAGGCGGCCGCCGCGATCGCCGCCGCGTACGTGGACGGCGGCCGCACCGCCGCCGCGCTGAACGCCGCCCTGGCCAATATCACCCCGACGTCGACGACGTCGGCGGCGACGAATCCGGTGCAGTGGCTCGGCGAGCTGTGGACCCCGGAATACACGCAGCTGGACTGGGCGAACGCGGTCACCACGGCGACGCTGACCGGGATGCGGCTGACCGGGTGGAGACGGAAAGATCCGGGGCCCGTCATCTCGCCGTACGCCGGCGACAAGGCACCGATCCCGACCGACGGAAATCTGTCCTTCGAGCCGGTCAACGTGCTCGCGCACCGGCACGCGGTCGGCGCCGACTTCGACCGCATCTGGATCGACTTCGGTGACGAATCCGTCATCAACACGTGGTTGCGGCTGGTCAACCAGGACTACGCGCGCAAGCTGGACGAGGCGATCGGCGCCCTGATCCTGGCCGAGGCGACCGACGGCGGCACCGCCGCCGATGTGATCGCCGCGGTCCGGTTGGCCGCGCAGACGTTGAAACGGGCCGGCGCAAACGTCTCGTTCATCGCGCTCGCGTCCGACCTGTACGCCGCGTATCTGGACATTCCGACGGCCGACGCGCCGTGGTGGCTGACGTCGTCGAGCTCGGTCGATCTGGCCGGCGCGACGGGCAGCGTGAACAATCTGCGGGTCTTCGAGTCGCCGATCCTGCCGGCGTCGACGGTCACGGCCGGCGACCGGCGGGCCGCGACGCAGTACACGCCGCGCGGTAACCCGTTCACCGTCCGCGCGGTCGATCTGGCGAACGGAGGCATGGACGTCGGCGTCTTCGGCTATTCCGCCGAGCTCGTCAACGACCCGGCCGGGATCGTCACCGTAACGGTCGGGGTGACCCCGTAACCGTGCCCACGTTCATCCCGGCCTGGCTCGACGTCGCCGACGTGAAGGAGCAGCTGCGGCTGTCCGCATCGGACACCGGCGACGACGCGCTGGTGACCCGCTGCGCGGCCGCGGTCGAGCCACAGGTCCAGCGGGCCCGGCCGGACCGGTGGACCGCCGGCCGGGTGACCTACGTGCCGGACCCCGAGGTGTACCAGGCGGCCGTCATGCTGGCCGCCCGGCTGGTCCGCCGGCGCAACTCACCGGGCGGCGTCGAGACGTTCGGCGAATCGGTGACCTACGTCAGCCGGTATGACCCGGAGATCGCCCGGGCACTGCGCCAGGGTCTCTATGCGCTGCCGCAGTCCGGGGGCAGCGTCGCCGACCTGGACCCCGTGGTGAATCCGCTATGAATATCGCCGGCGCCGTCGCGGACGTCGTCGACCGGCTGGTCGCCGGCGGCGTCCGCGCCGTGCTCGACGAGCGTGATCTGAATCCGCCGGCCGTGTACGTCGCGCCGCCGGCGGTGGCGTGGCGGTTCGGTCACGGCGACTTCGACGCGACGTTCACGATCTGGTGCGTGACCGGATCGACCAACCGATCGGTCGACCTAGTCAATCTGGGCGAGCTGGTCGACCGGGTCGCCGCGGCGCTGAACCTGGTCACCGTCCGCGGCGACCCGGCCGACCTGCTGATCCCGCATCAGGCGGCGCCGCTGCCCGCGTACCGGCTGACGTGGGCCGAACGCATCCGTCAACCCCGCGCACAACCGAAGGAGTGAAACCATGCCTGTACTTGGACCCGGCACGCTGAAGATCGGCGCGACCGGCACCGAGATTGACGTCAGCTGCCTGGTCAACGGCGCCCGCATCAAGGCAGACAAGAACCAGGGTGACTCGACGACCAAGCTGTGTGGGACAAAGGTGCCAGGGTCGGTCACCTACGACGCGAAGCTGTCCGGGAACCTGGATATCGACCCCGACGAGGGTGCGGCCGGTTTATTCGCGTTGTCGTGGGCGTCGCCCGGCACCGAACAGGACTTCACGTTCACGCCGAGCACGGCCGACGGCACCGCGGCGACCGGCACCCTGGTGCTCGACCCGCTGGACTTCGGCGCCGACGCCTACGGCGACACGCTGACGTCCGACTTCGAGTTCGCCGTCGTCGGCACCGTCACCTACACGTACCCGGGCGGCGCCGTCGCGTCGATGGAGCTGGGCCGGCCGATCCGGGCGCAGACCCGGCGGCCGCTGCCCGCCGCGCCGGCGCCGACACCGGTCAAGGTCAAAGCTAAGTGACCGGCGCCGCCCGGGTGGAGCTGGTCGGCGGCGACACGTTCGCCCGGACGCTGCGCGACTTCGGCCGGGAGCTCGACTCGTTGACCGACGCGCACGCGGCGGCCGGCGCCGTGGTCGCCGACGCCGCCGCGCAGCGCGCCCGCCGCCGCACCGGCGCCCTGGCCGGCTCGTTCGCCGCGACGGTCGCCGACCACGGCGTCCAGGTCGGCTCGCCGCTGCCCTACGCCGGGGTGCAGGAGTTCGGTTGGCCGCGGCGGCACATCACCCCGTCCCGGGCGTTGACGTCGGCGCTGGACGCATCGACCGGCCGGGTCGACCAGATATACACGGCCGCGGTCACCGCCGCGGCCTCGCATGTGAGGGGAATGTGACGATGAGCAACCTTGCTCCGGTGCCGGACGTGCCGGCCCGGCTCGACCTGGACGTGCCGGTCGCCCGGTCCGGGCTGACGATCCCGCTCGTCCGGGTCGTGCCGGCCGACGGCGACCCGTACGAGATCCAGTGCTATAACCCCGATCTGCTGCTCTTCGAGGAAACGGCTGCCAAGCATCGGTGGCGTGGCCCGGCCGATGCGCCGTTCCGGTGGCTGACGTTCCTGGCGTGGGCCGCGTCGCGGCGCACCGGTCGGATCGCCGCCGACGTCACGTGGGAATCGTTCGCCGCGACCACGCTGGAGATCAGCGACGCGCGGCCGGCCGCGCCGCCGACGGACCCTACCCGGCCGGTTCCCGGTCCCGGCTGATCGTGGAGATCGCCGTCGCCACGCATACCGCGCCGGCGCAGTGGCGCGGCGAGGACGACTGGACGCTGGCGACGGTGCTGGACGTGTTGGAACGGCAGACGGCCGACATCCGTGCCGCGGCGAAGGGTAGGTGAGGCGCGATGGCCGGCGGCATCGACCTGCTGGTGCGGATCGCCGTCGACGCCCGGAACACGGGCGCCGAGATCGACCGGGCCGCGTCCGGCGCCGAGAAATTCGGCAAGAGCATGGAGACGATGGCCGTGCCGGCCGGGGTCGCCGCGGCCGCGGTCGGCGCGTTCGGGGTCGCCGCGATCGGCGCCGCGTCCGACGCGCAACAGTCGGCCGGCGCCGTGTCGGCGGTTTTCGGCGATTCGGCCGCACAGGTCCAGGCGTGGGCCGCGGCGTCGGCCGACGCGGTCGGCCTGTCCGCATCGTCCTACGGTCAGCTTGCCGCGACGGTCGGCGCCCAGCTACAAAACATGGGCGTCGACCAGGCGGCCGCCGCGACGCAGACGAACGAGCTCATCACGATGGGCGCCGATCTCGCGGCGACGTTCGGCGGAACCACGGCCGACGCGGTCAGCGCGCTCGGCGCGGCGCTGCGCGGCGAAGCGGACCCGGCCGAGCGGTACGGCCTCGCGCTGAACCAGACGGCCGTGAAGGCGCAAATGGCGGCCGACGGCACCGACCAGCTGACCGGCGCCGCCGGCACCGCCGCCCGCGCCCAGACCCTACTGGCGATGGCGCACGAGCAGAGCGCCGGCGCGGCCGGGCAATTCGCCCGCGAATCGGACACCGCCGAGGGATCGGCGCAGCGCCAGGCCGCGGCGATGGACGACGCGCAGGCGGCGATCGGCCAGGGATTGCTGCCCGCATACACCGCGCTCCAGGGCGTGCTGACGTCGGTCGGCCAGTGGATGCAACAGAACTCGACCCTGGTGCTGGTGCTCGGCGGCGTGCTCGGCGGCCTGGCCGCCGCGGTGCTGCTGGTCAACGCCGCGATGATGGTCGGCGCCGCCGCGACCGCCGCGTGGACGGCGGTGCAGACCGTGGCATCCGCGGTATCGACCGGGTTCACGGCCGTCATGGGCGCGCTGAACGCCGTGATGGCGGCGAATCCGATCCTGCTGGTCGTGCTCGCCGTCGCCGCGCTGATCGCCGGGATCATCCTGCTGTGGAACAACTGTGAGGCGTTCCGCAACTTCGTCATGGGCATGTGGGAGGCGATCGCCGCGGCCGCGACCGCGGCGTGGCAGGCGATCAGCTCGGCCGCGTCCGCCGCGTGGACGTTCGTGTCGAACCTGGTCAGTACGGTCGTCTCGTTCATCTCCGGGCTGGTCAGCTCGGCCGGCTCGACGATCGCCGGCGTGTGGGCGAACATCCAATCGACCGCGTCGAGCGTG